ACAACGGGCGGAATCGACTTTTCGTTTTCGCAGGTCAACCCGGAAGCCGTGCGCTTTGCGCAGGGCTACGAGATGAACCTCATTCGCGAGTTGTCATCGGACACGCTCGGCACGGTCCGACAGGTGATCAGCCAAGGCGTCAGCCAAGGTGACAACCCGATCGATATTGCGCGCGACGTCCGCCAGTACATCGGGCTCACGCAACGACAGGCGGCGGCGGTTTCAAATTATCGCCGTTTGTTGGAGAATCAGGATGGGCAGGCCCTCACGCGAGCACTTCGCGATCGACGTTTTGATCCAAGTCTTCGTTCTCATGTTGCTGGCACTCGCGCTTTGTCGCGCGATCAGATCGACAGCATGGTCTCGCGCTACGGCGAGCGCTACCTCAAATACCGCGCCGAGACGATCGCGCGCACGGAAGCGAAGCGCGCTCTCGGCTCTGGCAATCAGCTTCTCTGGAATCAGGCGGTCGCGAGCGGCAAGCTGGATGAGGATCAGGTCACCAAGACATGGCTGACGGTCGGCGATCACAAGGTCAGGCCGGCGCATGTCGAGTTGGACGGCCAGACGGTCGGGCTCAATGATCCGTTCACATGCTCCTATGGCGAGATCGCCTACCCGGGCGATCCCGGCGCCGACCCGGGCATGACCATCAATTGCCGCTGTACCGCCATTTACCGCTTCAAGCTCCGGGATAAGGACAAGACGCCACCCGACGGCACCGGCGGCGGCATCGTCTCGACCGCGGTCCAAGGCTTCCTCGCCGGCCTAGCCGGGCGCTGACGGCGGCCGGATGGTGGCAAGTATGGTGATCGTTAATCCCGCGGAAGTAATTCTCGAACGAATGTCCTCTAAGACGGTGCGGACCTGAGGGTCCGCCGTGGCGGACAATTGGAGTTCGACTTGTTCATGGAGATCGGAAAGGAATGCGAGCGCGGCGCCATGATCGCCCGGCGGCGCCTCGGCCATTCCGTCCCGCTTGAAAAGGACCACACCCTTGCCCTTCACTGAAGCCAACCAAGGCAACCTCACCCGTTTCTTGCCGGCGCCGGCTTTCGAGGTGTTCCTCAAAGCGGCAAACGAGGCGGAGCAGAGCGGCCTTCAGTACAACGACTGCATCAAGCAGGGCTGGGCTGCAACGCGCGAGGCGGGTTATCAACCGCCGGCCAAGGGAAAAAAGTGGACGCTGGTTAACAAGGATGATCCGGGCAGCGGCGACGTGCATGTGCAGCGCCCGCTCGGATCGAAGAAGAAGCCCGATCCTGACGATTGCGACCCGGCCGAGTACGCACAGAAATTCGAGATCGGCAGCGAGGCGACCGTCTGCAAGGTCGACAGCAACCTCGGACTCGTGTTCGGCTTCGCCATCGTCTGCAAGAAAGACGGCGAGAACTACTTCGACACGCAAGACGATCACATCCCAGAGGATTCGATGCTCAAGGCGGCAACCGAGTTCATGGAAAACTCGCGCCTGTCCAAAGACATGCATCGGCAGAATGACAAGGATGGTTTCGGCTCCGTCGTGTTTGCCTTCCCGCTGACGTCCGACATTGCCAAGGCCATGGGCATCGAGACGACCACGACCGGCCTGATGATCGCGATGAAGCCGCCGGCGCACATCCTCGGCAAATACCAATCGGGCGAGTACACCGGCTTTTCGATCGGCGGCCACCGCGTCGAGGATGAGGAAGTCGATTGATGCCGATCACCTTCGGGCTTGCGTCCACGCCCGCCGTGCGGTGGCTGATTGGATCGGAAAAAGAGCTTTACGAGCGGATTGTCCACTTCTACATGGGCAACGCCAATACCGACATTGTCGAAGTGATCGGCCCGCCGGATGAGGAAGACTTGCGCCGCACGCGCGAGCGCGGCGGACCCAACGAGGCGGTCCCGCTCCCTGTTGTGCGGCTGAGGCTGCGGCTTTCCGAAAATCGATTAACCGGAGAAAAAGGAGTCGAGGCGCTTTGTAGCGACTCCGATTTGGCCGAGATCGAGCGGTGGGCGCGGCTGGCGCTCCTCAAGCACAAGGGCACCCGGCAATGAGCCGACGCATCATGCGCGCCTTCAAGATGAGCGAAATCTCGGCTGTCGACCGGCCGGCACAAATTCACGCGCGCTCGACCATTCTGAAGCGCGACGATGGCGAACCCTATTGGAAGCGCGATTTCACGCAGGATCAGCGCGACCAAGCCGCTAGTACCGGCGCGGCGTTGCCGGATGGATCGTTCCCGATCAAGAACGGGGGCGACCTTGAGAACGCCATCCACGACGTCGGTCGGGCGAAGGACCCGGCGAAAGCAAAAGCGCACATCATCGCGCGGGCGAAGACGCTGGGACTGACCAGCAAGCTCCCCGACGGATGGGTGACGAAAGGAAGGATCGAAATGACCGAAGACGAGGTCAAGAAAATGCTTGATGCGGCGGTCGCCAAGGCGACTGAGCCGCTCAAGGCCGAGATTGCCACGCTCAAGGCGGGCAAAAAGAAGCAGTCAGCCACGGGCGATGACCCGATGGAGCCAGATGACGGCGACGACGACACGAAGAAGGCGTGGCGCGCCTATGTCGGCAAGATGGTCGAGAAGGCCGTCGCTGCCGCAACCGAGACGCTGAAGGCGGAATACGCCAAGCAGGCGGAGATCGCCAAGGGCGATGAGACCTTCGAGGCCGAGGGCGTCACCATCCGCAAGTCGGAGGTGGGCGAGGCGAGCTTCAAGGTGATGAAGGCCCAGCAGGACAAGCTTGAGCTTGCGGACTTCGAAAAGCGCGCGACCAGCGACATCCCGAACCTGCCCGGCGAAACCACGCTGAAGGCCAAGGTGCTCCGAGCCGTTTCCAAGATGGAAAAGGACGTGCGCGAAGGTCTTGAGGCGATGCTCAAGGGCGGCTCGGCCGCGTTCAAGACGCTGTCCAAGTCGGCCGGCGCCGACACCCCGCCCGATGCAACCACCGATCAGGGCAAGCTCGACGCGATGGTCAACGACTACGCGACGAAGAACAGCGTCACCAAAGCCGTTGCCTACACCAAGGTCTTGGAGACCCCGGAGGGCGCCGAGCTTTACAACAAGACTCAGGTGGCGAAGCGCAACTCGCACTAAGCCGCAACCCACCCTTAAAGCCGGCATCGGCACCACGTAAAAGGAAACCGCGAGGGACCAAATGTCTTTCGACTTCAACAACCAACTTGACATCACGTTCGAGGCGTCTGCGGACCTGTCGGCCGATCAGTATCGGTTCGTCACCGTCGACACCAACGGCCAGATCGCGCTGGCCACCCGCGGCGCACTCGCCATCGGCGTCCTTCAGGACAAGCCGGCGGCGCAGGGCCGCGCGGGTTGCGTGCGCACCGTGTCGGGCGCCGTCACCAAGATCGTCTTGGGCGGCTCCGTCACCAAGGGGCAGGCGATCGTTTCCGACGCCAACGCGAAGGCGGTCAACGCCTCCTCCGCCGACAACGCCTTCATGGGCTTCGCTTTGGAGGGCGGCTCTGCCGGCCAGATCATTGCGATGCTCTTGCAGCCGCGAGGCCTCAGCTAACGCTGATTGCCTCACACACCCAGCCGAGATGAGAGGGCCGCCCTTTAGCGAGGGCGGCCTTTCTCGTCAGAGGCGCCCCGAAGGTTTGGCATCATAAAGGAAATCTCGACATGCCGAATCCGACTAGCAGCGACGTCCACGTAAACGTACCGCTGACCAACATCTCGATCGCGTTCATGCAGAACCCCGCCGGGTTTGTCGCCGATCAGGTGTTCCCGAACATCCCGGTCGGGAAGCAGGCTGACCGGTATTTCGTCTATTCGCGCGCCGACTTCAACCGCAACACCATGCGGCGCCGCGCGCCTTCGACTGAGACCGCCGGCGCCGGCTGGCGGATCGACTCCACGCCGAACTATTTCTGCGACGTGTGGGGCCTCCACAAGGATATCGACGACGGCCTGCGGGCCAACCAAGACGCCCCGATCCAGATGGACCGTGACGCGACGATGTTCCTCGCCCAGCAAGGCCTGATCAACCGGGAAGTGAACTGGGCCGCGGCCTACTTCACCACCGGCATCTGGACCGGCGCCGGCGTCGACGTCACCGGCGTGTCGGCTTCGCCGGCCGGCAACTCGGTGTTCCAGTGGAGCGATGCGACGAATGCGACGCCCGTGCAGGACGTCAAGTTCTACAACGACAAAATCCATCTGGGGACCGGCTTCCGGGCGAACAAGCTGGTGATGGGCAGGCAGGTTTGGACCAAGCTGTCCGACCACCCGACCATCACGGACCGCATCAAGTACGGTGCGAGCCCGAACGCTCCCGCGATCATCACCAAGCAGGCGGT